GGTAGATGCGGAGAGCGGGTAAATGTTTGTCGACGTAGCCGTGTCGTTGCTAATTGCCGCGCCACCTACAGAGGCCCATGCCGCGCCGTCATAGCCTTCAAATTGAGATGTGCTGGTGTTGAACCGTAGCTTGCCAGCCGCTCCGGCGGGGCGCTGTGCGGTAGTTCCGGACGATAGTTGGACCGCGCCCGTAGATGTAAACGCAGAGTCTGTTGAAGCTGTTAAAGCCCCGGTCACGGCTAAAGTCGTGCCGTTCCATGTTAAGTTTGCCGAAGCGCCAAACACACCGCTATTGTTAAATTGGATTTGTGTGTTTGAGCCAGCCACAACGCCCGTACCGCCACTGCCCGCAAGGACCTTGACCGTGCCCGCGCTGTTTTTAAAGTACAGCTTCTCATCTAGCGTGTTAATCGCGAGCTCTCCCGCGGCCAAATTGGTATTGACAGGTACTGCCGACGCGGTCGTCGAGTAGTAGAGCTGTATGGGGGTGTAATTTGTTTGTGCCATGCTAGAAAGTTCCTCCAGAAATCCCGCCTGTAATAACGCCAGTCGAAGGATTGCAAGTTATTGCCGAGTTTACCAATTGTCCGAGGTTTCCACTAGTCGCGGAAACAAAGGTCAAGTAATTTGTTGCGTTGGTCGAATTTGCTGTGATAGCGATATTTGTGGCATTGGTAGCGGTTCCTGCTGTTGCGGCGTTTAAGTTGGCCACCTGTGTGGTCGACGCCACCGTGAACGGGGCTGTACCCGTTGCAAGGGTAGAAGTTATTACGCCAGTCGCAGAAATGGTGGTAAATGCGCCCGTATTCGCTGTAGTCGCGCCTACCGTGCCGTTGATGTTGATGGAGGCAGTACCAGTCAGGTTGGTAACGTTACCACTACTTGGTGTACCCAAAGCCCCTCCGTTGACCACAAAAGCGCCTGCAGTGCCTACATTGACCGCCAAAGCCGTTGCAACGCCAGTGCCAAGGCCACTGATGCCCGAGGACACAGGCAGGCCAGTTACGTTTGTTAGCGTTCCGCTTGATGGAGTACCCAGAGCTCCGCCGTTGACTACGATGGCGCCAGCCGAGCCTACAGCGACTGCCAGAGCAGTTGCGACTCCTGTACCCAGCCCAGTAATGGAACCAACCGCTGGAGTCACCGTGGTGTTGCCTGCCAAAGTCAGTTGACCTTGCGCATTGACCGTAAACGTGCCTACCTGAGTGGCAGAACCATACGCGCCAGCAGTCACCGCGGTGTTGGTGATGCTGAACTGCGTTCCCGTAAGAGTCAGTCCCGTTCCAGCGGTGTATGAACCTACGCCAGCAAATTGCACCCAAGTGATGGGGGTCGTACCTAAAGTGCCGCCGGCGTTGGAAGTACAGACCCAGCCTGTGTCTGCCCAAGTAGTTCCTTGCTCGATAAAAGTGAACGCGCCGGGGACTTCAGCCCACGTGTCCATATCTGTTGCACGGGTCCAAGCGCTAGCAGAGACAACATAAATGCCATTGTTTTGGCTCAAAGTTTGGTTTTTAACCAAGCACCGATCGCCAGCAATCAGCGCAATCCCGTCAATTGTCTGCGTCCCAGATAGCGTGATGTCTACCGTCGTTGCTGCTACGCAAGAAGCCTTGGGGTCTAAACCTTGGGCCACTGCATCAACATACTGTTTTGTAGCCAATTGCAACGCGCTCACAGGGTCCTGCGTAACCGCAACCGATGTCAGGCCGCCCAACGTGAGGCTAGACGCACCCAACGCAATCGCGGTAGTGCCAACGGTCACAGACGAGTTGGTGAGGCTTGCATTGGCGATATTGGTGAGCGTGTTGGTCGAGCCGGAGATTGACTTGTTGGTCAGCGTCTGAGTTCCGGTCAACGTTGCAACAGTTGAATCAATTGCGATTGTTACCGCGGCAGAGCCGTTGTACGAAGTACCCGTCAAACCTGTACCGATAGTGAGCGCGTTGGTGGCCGTTGCGGTGATTGTGCCTGACCCGCCCAAGGCCACAATTACGCCGTTATAGGTCACCGAACTATTGGCTAACTGGGCATTGGTCACCGTGCCGCTCAGTGCTGTAGTTGGGATAGTGGTTGACGCAGTCATTACCCCAGTGCCGTTGCCGTACACGTAACCGGTTAGCGTACTCGCACCAGTGCCGCCAGAACTTGCGTTAAGCGTGCCAGCGAGTGTCACAGCACCACTTGTATCCGTGGAGGGCGTAAAGCCCGTAGAACCGGCGCTAAAAGTCGTTACGCCGCCTGCTAAAGAAAATTGCCGCCATGTGCCGGCCGCGTAACCGTCAAAGGTTTGGGTGCTGCTGTTAAACCGCAATTGACCTTGGGATCCGGATGGCTGCTGGGCACTCGTGCCGGTGACAATTGTCATGGCGGAAGTTCCCGGCATAACAGCGTTATCGGCTAAAGAAATTGTTGGGTTACCGCCTATGCCTGTTCCGTTTGCAACACTAATTTGGCTGGAAGTTCCGGTAATGGTTGCGGAGGTAACGCCGCCAGCCGTTGAAAGCACTACGAGGCCGTTAAAACTGGCATTGGCCAAATTTAACGGTATGCCGGTCAAAGAGACCGTAGGATTGCCTGATACGCCAGAACCGTTGGCCACGGACAAGCCGATTGTGCCCGCCGCAATAGAACGGTTTGTAAGGGTCGTAGCGTTGGTTTTTACTTGTATACCCGCGCTAGAATTTACCAAGGACAGCAAAGCGCCCGTGGTGCTGATATTGAAGAGACCTTGCGCACCGCCGTCGGTAAGAGTCAACCCATTGGTTACACCAACGTAACGACTGTTGGGGAGCTGCGGAGTCTGGGAAACTGTCAGGTAAGAGTAGACCTGAGAAGGGGCCGCAGCAATTGCACCCGTGGTCGTCTGCACCGTCACACCATTTTGGACGATAGGAACAAGCTCAGAACCGGTGATAGCACCAGCTGTAGGCAGTTGGGTTATGGTAACTTGTGCGGACATTATGTACTCGTATTGTCGGTTGGACTGGGCGCAATCGTATCCTTGTTTCCTGTTTGCGTAGGTGTTTGTGTATTCTGCTCGGTAGATATCTGGAACTGGTTATTCCCGCCGGTTATCAGATAGTTATCGTTTGCAGCCACGCTAACATCGGGTCTCGGAAAACGCAAGTTTATCCGCTCTGTTTGGCGTGCCGCAAGACGGTAAGGGTCCAATTGATCCGCGCAACCCTGATCGCAAACACGCAACCCGGGAAAATTAGGATCGGACCCTAGCGTCACAAACGCACGCTTCATCTTACACCGGTCACAAACTCCGATTGCGATCGACGTGAGGCCTTCGGTGTTTAAAAATCTAGGCATGATCAGCGCGAATAAACTGAAATATTGGGCGCGTAGTAGATAGGCGACTTGTCGCGTTCTTCTTGCTCCGCCATGTTGAAATATTTCTCGGCTTGGGCTTCTAGGTACTGTATCCGGCCGATGTCTACCGCTGGCAACTCCAAGCTCATCCGGTGCGACAGCATCATTAGGATAGCCTCGTACCAGCGTTGGGGTATCTCAAGCTGGCCAGACAATGCGCCAACGTCCATGATCTGGCGTGAATACCAAACCGTCATCTGCACAAACGCGTTTGACGGGACTGGCCACAAGTACATAGTCGGCTGGGGAATAGTGCGGTCAAACCAAAACTGGAAGGGCTGGTTTGCCGTAAATTGTTTGTTGGGCAGGTTGGTGTAGTCGTCGCGGTTCAGGCGCGCCATTTGTAGCTCGGTGGCCATCGTGCCAAAGTACAACTCGCGCAAGGCAAGCGTCGTGCCGCCAGTGGCTTGCATACGGTAGTACTGCACGTTTTGGCCCGGATCGATGTCCGTCCAAACCCATTGACTGTCCGCCACCGCTACATTGGTGCCCGTGGCTAAAGTGTTCCACGTGGAACCATCTGTAGAGTATTGAAGCGTGTAGCTCCATGTGGCAGACCCTCCGCCGGCAACGTAAGGCAAAAACCCGATGGAACCAATGTACTGACTATTGCTGCCCCCAAAATTGACTGCAATGTTGCCATTGGCAGAAATTTGCTGGCAATAGGTTGCGGTATCGCCATCGTAGACATTGGCCACCGTGCCGCCCGCGCTTGTGCTGTAGCCACCAGCGTTATTCGGGCTTGGCCGGTTCATGGTGCGGTACAGCACGTTTAAGGCGTCAATTGCGCCCGCGGGCAAACTGTAGATGTACTGGTTTGCGTTTAGTCCGATGACGAGTTTGCTGATCGCCCAGTAGTTGATACCCATGTTGGCGATGTTTGACAACAGGATGAACAGCGACTCCTTGGCCGATTGCACCTGCTCAACCGCAAGTTCCTCCGCCAATTTGCCGCAGCGACGCGCCCCATGGTCAATGAGTTGCTGCACCGTTATTACGGTTTGTCCGACTGTGCCGCTGTATGCCATGGTTATCTTTAAAAGTTAATTTTTTTCTTGCTAGGAGTGTGGGTGGACACACTGCAGTGCTCAAGGCTAATTTCTCCGCCCTTTGCGTACTTCCGAGGCACAACCTTGTTTCGAGCCATGCGTTGGTCCATGGCACGTCTTACGGTGTTGCTCCGTTCAGCAAGCTCTTCGTCCGATACTTTCCGTGCTGGCGGCAAATTTTTAGTACGAGCCAAGTCTTTTGCATACTTGTCAAGTTCGGTATGCGCCATGTCGTTAGACATAGAGTTTGTGCCAAAACGCTTTTTAAAATCGTTGCCCACTTTTTCTTGGACTTCATAGTTGTTGTTGCCAAGGTTGGCAATACGGACATCGTCAGATATAGATTTGTACATGGGTTTTACCAATTAGAAGAAGATGAATTTTTTTGGGTCGTATTGACTTTGCACTTTGACAAGTTAATTGCCCCACCTTTTTTCACAGCTTTTATATCGCTAAGACGTACTTTTTTACCGTTAATGTCAATTGCGTCGTCGGAATCCGGTTTTTCTGGCATCGGCATAGGCACTGGCTTGACAACGGTGCCTTTGGGAGCACCGATAGCCTTATTCAAATCTTCATTTGGTTCGGGTTTGGAATACCGCGTCATCCCGGAATCGCTGTCGCGTTTACCCGCTTTGGATAAACTTTTTAAAAAGTCTTCAGTCATATTTGGCATATCTTTTCCTTTACCAACCGGGGCAATTCCAGCGTTTTAATGAAGCCTTGGCGCGTGGTGCATCACCCTTTGCGTGTTCTACAACCCCGCTCATACGAGCGCAAAATGAGTCCTTACGTGCCCCGCCTTGGGGTTGTGGGGCCTTCAAATTACTACCCGTCTCACGGTTGTATTTTGCCCTACCTTTGGCCGTTAAACCAGCGCCCTTTGACTCTGGAAGTTTTTCACCACGGCCAACAGCAAGTGAAGGATTTTTGGCCATGATTACCAGCAACTATTAACTTTGCCGCCAGATTTCATTTTGGCGGTTTTTGCCGATTGCTTAAAAGCATCAGCTGTAGGCGCACCTTTACTGCCAACTTTTCGCATTTTTTCGCCAGAGCCTTCAGCGATTCTTTCACGTTTTGCATTGATATTTTCATACAAGCCGCCGCCTTTCATTTTGTCAGCCTTAACAAATTCTTTACCTACCTTTTGAGGCACGCCACCAAAGCCACCCTTGGTGTGGGCGGCTGCTTCCATCAAACGATGTTGGGCGGGTGACTTGCTTGGCATGATTAGGAGTAAGACTTAACCATCTCAAGAACAACAGTATATGTATCGCCAGCGGACGCATCAGAAGTGCTAAACACAATATTGCCGTTTTTGCCTGTACCAGAATTGTTTGTAATACCGCCAAAATTTGAAAAATCATTGGTGTAGTTACTGTTTACGTTTGCCAAGAAAAAAGGAACATCAGTTGAGGCGTCCCAGTACATGCGCACTTCCATGCCATGACAAACAGAAGTAATTTTATTTACAACCACACCTGTGCAGGCTTTGCCAGAATTGCTGGCCGTAAGACTTGAGGCGGTTACTTTTGTAACAGCCGTTTCACCAGTGCCGTCACTGATGTTTGTAAATTTCATGATTGCAAGACGCTCACCATCAAGTAGCGTTTGACTTGTAACTGAATCAGCCATTATTTATTCTCCAATTAAAAGTAGGGGCCGAAGCCCCTACTTTACTAGCACTTGGCGTTGCCGCCTTTTTTGTATCCGCCTGCGTGGATAGATTGCTTTTGGGTTGGTTTTGGAGCGCTTTCAAAGCCAAGTAAACGGCGAATTGAGTGCGCCATGTCCATGTCATCTGCATCCGGACCCATCGATCTATCGTACGCGCCGTTGCTCATGTCGGTAGTCCCGCCTACTTGAAATTTACTTACTTTTCCACCTTTTTTAAAAGTACCGGACTGTAAGCTATTTGCAACAGGGCGAGAAACGGGCTTGCGTGGCATTGCTACGGCGTGGCCAGTGTCGTTAACACTGCCCCCCGTAGCGAAGTGCTTTTTTGCAGCACCGCCTTTTTTGAAACCGCCGGCATTGGCTTCCTTGACTTCACCAGTTTTGGTGTTGGTCTTGCCGGGTGGAGTGCCGTCGGCTGGGCGATTTGCCCAATCGGTGCTGCCGCCTTTTTTAAAGCCGCCTGCATTGGCCATGCGCACACCGTCAGTACCATGGGCGCTGTCTTTTTTGTCGCCATCAACAACTTTGGTATTTTTAAATTTACCTTCGTTGCCTTCAATGGTTCCGCCGGCGGCATAACCAGCCGGTTTGCCCATCTTGACCATGCCAGTACCGTGAGCGGTGTCTTTTTTGTCGCCGTCTACGACCTTAGTCGTGCCGCCATGCTTCAGCTTGAGCTTAGTGCCTTTGCCGCCTTCATGCTCTTGCATGTCGTGCTGCATAAAGGCTTTTTTGATCATGGCCTTGTCTTGGGCCTTGTCCATTTTGCCGCCTTCAGCCTTGCCGCCTTTTTTCATAGCGGGCATGCCGGGTGCGCCCATACCGGGAGCAGGAGCTACCATTCCGGGACGTTGTTGTTGCGCAGCACGCTGGGCGAGCATACGCATCATCAAAGCCTTCTTAGCCGCTTGTGGATCGGCCATAGGGGCACCCATAGGAGCGCCCATCATGCCGCCCATAGCTTTCTTAGCTACTTTGCCGCCCTTTTTAGAGTTAAGCATTGCGCCAGACATAGCCTTGCGGCGTTCTGACATAGAAGGCTTGCCGGGAGCTTTACCAGCGACAGAATGTTTCTCGTTACGCTCTTCCATGGGCGTTTCGCAGTCCATAGAAGAGTGACCAGAAACATGGCCGCCTTTTTTGAGTTTTAACTCAACGGTTGGCTCCGTGGTCATCATTTTGACCATTGGTTTGAATTGGCCCATGATCTACTCCTTATGCTTGGGTAACGCCAAGGGCTCCAACGCGGGTAGCGTTAGGACCAACAGCAATTGCGGGTAACAAAATTCCCATCACTGTACGGTTAATACCGTCAGATGCAGTGCCGGGGACGTAAGTGCCGCGTACATCACCAGTGGTGGTGGTTGCAACCGCTGTATCTGCCGCAACAAAAGTGCCAGTGTCTTGAGCCAACGTGCTGTTGGTTTTAACGCTTGCAACATAAGCCACATTGAATACGCGAACTGGCAAGCCAAGAACATCACTTGTACCTATCAAAACCGCAGTTGCGGAACCGGCAATAGTTGCGCTAGAGATTTGGAAAAAAGCCTTCTTACCAGTCACCGCGGTTGCTGCAGTTGCCACCGTGATGACTTCGGTCATTGCTTGGCCGTAATAGTCAAAACCGTTAATGGTAAAAGCACGAGCAGTTGTTGAGCAGTTTACTTTTACAGCGCGGGGCAAATCTAATTGAAGCACAGTGCCGTTATTAGGCGTCACTACAGATTTTACAGAAGTACCAGCAGTCAAAGTAACTGCGCCTGCAGCAGCAGCTGTTTGCGATGCGGCAATGTTGTTAGTCACAGCGGCTTGAGGAACTACGTCCCAAACGTAAATACGGCCCAATGGTCCGATACCCAAGTCCATGGGGGATGGATCATCAAACGCAATATTGCCGTGGGCAGTCATAGCCGTGCTAGATGCAGTAACCGATTGGTTAATGGTGTAGGTTCCTAAACCACCTGTACCAGTGCCGAAGGCTGTAACATAAGTGCCGTCGGTTACGCTTGAACCGTCAACGTACATACCAACAACGATTGGCGCGCCTTGACCCAACACGGTAACGGTCAATGTCGTTCCCGACATAGAACCTGTAAAGGTGGTGGTGTAAGGGCGAATACCCGTACCCATGTACGTCTGCGCTGGACCTAAAAAGAGATCATCTGAAAATTGAGGCATGGTCTGCTCCTTGAAAAGTTTGACCTATGTTAAAAAATGTGGGAGGGGTTAAGGCCCCCTCCCAAGCCTTGTAGCGATTAAACGCCAGCAGTACCGTACATTGCACGCGGATCAGTAAATCCGGGGATGTAACGCTCGGTAGCCTTGTAGCGCATAGAGTCGGTCTCGAAGTCACCTTCCATGGTTTTCTCCAGACGACGACGCATCAAGAGCTTCATGCCCTCGGGTGCATCAGTCTGAACCCACCAAGCAGTTGGGCTTGTCAAACGGCTGATAACAGCAGCGCCTTCGTCCAACAAACCAATGGATTTCACTGGGTTGATGTCGTTGTTGGCGTTACCTGTACGCAGAACAGATTTCAACAGAACTTCAGCTTGGAAGATGTTACCGGGAGCCACGACGAGTTGACGTGGGACCAAGCGGATCTTCTTGCCGTTGTTGTCAACTGCTTGACGCACTTGAATCAACATCTGCTCGAGAGAGGTCTGTGACAGGTTAGCTGAGGTTGCGAGTTGGTTGCTGAAAGAACCGTTCACGATTGGGTGAGCAGTGTTAATCAACGACACACCGTCGCCGCCGGGGTACGAAGAGTTGAACGCAGTGTTCAAGATGTTCGCGCACAGCAACTCTTTGGTTTCCACGAGCGATTGTGCTAAGTGACGTGCGTACACTTGGCCCAAACGAATGTGGTCGCCGTCTTCTACCAAGACTTTGGTCAAGGCAAAAGCCAGACCGTAGACTTTGTAGACGTAGCGTTGCAGGAACAGTACACCACCCTGTTGGTACGTGACGGGAGTACCGTCAGGCAACTGGGGAGCTGCACCGAAACCGTACAAAACGGGTTCTTCGTGGTAGTTACGTGGAATACCGTCTTCCTCGCGGAATACACGGCTCCACTCATCGGCGCGTTGGTCATAAACGCCATCGAAACATTCGTTCAGGATTGGTTCAACAATCGAACGAAAGTCCGTACTTCTCATTGGAGCGGCCATTTTTTATGCCTCCTTAGATTGCGTTAATGGTTGCGACATATTGACTGCGAGAGACTTGTACTTGCACAGTTGTGTAAGCATCGCCCCAAGCGTTATCAACGCCGTTATACAAACCGATGATGCGCATGTCACCAACGGCACTAGAGCCAACCAAAGAGGAAGAAATCGTCGCCGCAGACAGACCGGTGGTTGTAGAACCAGCAGTAGCATTGGTAAAGTTGGCTTGGTCTCCGATGGAGGTTTGTGCCAGTGATCCATCACATTGGATGTCATATACGATGTTAGGGTCGCTGTAGTAATAAGCTACGCACGAACCAGTTACATACGCGGTGGAGGCAGGCCAGTAGTTAGAAACGCGACGACGACCTGTAGTGTCAGTCCACTCAACACCAGCAAACGCGCCTTGGTAGGCACTGCCAGCAGTGGCAACAATAAGGACGCCAGAGCTGTTTAACGCTACTGGTTGGCCTTTTAAAATGCTCGACGAATACGCCGATGCGATACCGTCAGCCAGCGCCACAGCCCGATCCAATCCGGAAGGATGGAAAGAAGGACGCAAGCCAAACGGAGTAGAGGTAGAACTCATAGTTAACTCCTTGTGTTAACCCGAAAAAACGGGTACTCGGTTGGGTTGCTTATCAAAATTGCCCATGCCGTCACCCTCAACACCTACTAGCGATTTTCCGTTACTGTCCCGCGCACCTTGAAGTTGCTCAACTTGGACGCGGATTTTGTCCGCTTCCTCTTGAGGTTTGTCGTGGTGCATTTGCGTCATGATCTCTTGGTAGACATCCATCGGCAATTTGAACAGCAACATTTCGTTGCAAGAGATGTACCCAACGTGCTGTCCGGTTTTCACGCGATAGTCTTCGTATCCGGGTAACTCTTCAGATTTAACTGGAACGTACCCGAGGCGAACCCTCTTGTCGATTGAATCGTAGCTGTTGGTTGTTGAGAGCCAGCAAAGATGCCACCCGTCTAAGTCGGGGAGCTTGGGCAGTGCTGATTGTGTCCATTCCTCGCTCCACATCTTGCGACGTTCCTGCGTAGAAACAAACTTGTCTTCGGGGGCTGCGCGGCTGGCGTCCTCGCGTGAGCGAGTTTCGCGACCACCTGCATTCAAAGATTTTTTAAGACGAGATTCCATGATTAGTTACTCCGTTGGTTGTTACGTGCGTCGGCTGCATAGCGCTTGATCATCTTCTGCCGCTTATCGGGGTTGTCCCACATACCAGCATCCTTCATCGCTCTAACCTGTTCGGCTGAGAGAGTGAAAGTTCTGTTTGTGCCCCCGTATGCGGCTGATGCTTCGCGTCCTGAGCTTCCCACGGTGTTCCTTGGAGTTCGTTGATCACGTCGGTCTGACGAGGCATTATAGTGGTGTGGCAATCTTTTTTGCAAGCGACTATCTAATTCTTCCCAATAATCTGCTGTTCCGGGGTTCCAGCCCTCTTTTACGAGGTCCTCATCCACCAGCTTGGCAATGCGGCTGTCCGTGTCCGTAAGGTCCGGTTTGTACCATTCATTGCGATCGATCCAGTTTGCCGCATGCCGCTGCACGCTTGGATCGATATCCGGCTGCTTTGGGGCGGGTGCCTGCGATGCTTGGCGTTTGATTTGGGCTAGTTCCTGTAACTTTTGACGCGCTTCGTACAGCATTTCCTGCGCTTTTACAGCGTTTTCGCCGTCACCAGCACCAGTGGCCTCGGATAGCTTCATTCGGGCGTATTCAAGGCGTACCTGCTCATCTTCGATGGCCTTATCAATGCGGCCAACGTCGTTTTGCTGGGTCCTGCGCTCAACTTGGGCCAAACGGTTGCTCATTTCCTCGTTTTGGCGTTGCAGCATCTGCAAACGAACGTCTTTTTCCTCGTTTGTCTTGCGGATGAGGTCCTTTTTAGAGCGTCGGCGAGCACGTCGCGCAGCACGTACGGCATCACTGTCGTCCGGATGGTCCTCATCACCGTCTTCGGCCACAGTTTTTTGTTCTGGGGCCTCGTCTTCCGTTGGCAAAAGGTTTTCAGGCAGCTCTACCGTGGCAGTACCGTCTTTTTCTTCTTCAACGTGCAAAAGTTCTTCTTTATCACTCATGATTTTTCCTTAAACGTAGGCTTTAAACGACAAAGGGTCGTCTGTAACCCTAGCGATCAGCTCGTGATCGTTGATGGTCATAAACAAAACGGGATTCAGGTCGCCATTTTCCTCATTAGAAACAGGCCGTTCCCAACGGTCTCCACCCCAACGAGGCACGCGCACGTAGTCACCTACCTGCGCCCAGCTTCCCTCTGGCCATGACGTCATGGTGTCACGGTTTTTGAAGGCCAAAGGCCCAACCGCAACAACCTTACCGATCATGTTGTTCCATTTCTCGTTTTCTTTGGTTTCTTCGACAAGAATAATCTTGCCCGCATTCTTTTTAATGCGTCGAAGTTGGATGATCACGCGTCCGCCAAATGGTGCTTGGCCCGGAGTAACCTCCGGAAATGCCCATGCCAATTCGACAGGGTCAGACACAACATCGCTACCCGTGATGTACGGGACGTTTTTCTCACTCATGCTCACTCCTAGTTACATAAACCATATTTCAGGTTCGATATGCGCATATTTCAGCGCGGCTTAGGGCCTTGCGGCCTTATTCGTTCTCTGCGAGCTTCGCGTTTAAAGAATCCATAACCCACTGCAGGCCTTGGTACTCACCAACCAAACGGTTGTACGAGTCATAGTTGCCCACGGGTGAATCAACCAGCGACAAACGGATCTCCGCCTGCCGCTGTTTCAACATGTGAATCAGTTCTGATATCACTTTTTCTTTTTAGCTACGTGGCTCAGGCCGCCGGTGGGCTTGGCTGGGGTAGAACCTTTGAGCGAAGAGCCGTCGAGCTTTTCGCCCATAGCCATGCGCTTGTGTTGGGGCACGTTGACGCCCTTTTGTTCTTGGTCACTGGTTGCCATAAGGAGCTCCTTGGGGTGGCATCTCTGCCGGTTGGTTAATCGTTTCGTGCATCAGCTTGGCGTTTTCAATTTCCACTCGTGCTTGGTTATTGATTTGCGCTATCTGCAATTGTAATTGCGCGTCCTGCTGATTCTCTTGCATCTTGGCCTGCATCTCTGCTTGCCCGCGTTGCTGGCTGTCTTGCAGCTTGGCTTGTGCGATCTGCCCGTCCTGCTTGTCCTTGGCAGCCTTGCGTTGGGTCTCGGCCATCGCCGTGTCTTTAACAACTTGCGCATCAGGCGGCAACATAGGTTGCGGACGGTTCTGCTGCACCATCTGCTGCAGCTGTTGGATCTGCGGAATGATCTGCGAGAAGACCTGTTGGCTGTCCAACGCAACGTGCTGGCCAACGGTGGCGTAGAGCTGGTCGATGATTGCGGTGAGCTTGGGGTTATCGTAGTCCGATACAGGCTTGCCGCCGCGTAGGTTGGCCACGTAGCCATTCATGCGGTTCAAGTACCACAGCGTCATGTGCTGCTTAATGTGCTCGATTGCGTTAGGCAAGAACTGCGGCGCGATAAAGGGGTTGGCGCCAAACGCTGGGTCCATGCCAAACATCAAGTGGCCTTGGATGTGTGCAAGGTGGTCCTGCTGCAGGTACGCATACGACGGGTGGCCAATGGCCATAGCCGCGTTCTCGTCGGCCAAGGTGCGCTGCTCTGGGGCAGGCACGTCTTTCATCAGCTCGCTGATGTTGGGGATCTTCAATTGCTTGAGGAACCGCTCTTCCACGGCTTTGGCGTCGTACAGGTCAGGGTGCGCGTCTGCACGTTGCAACACGGCCTGCATCTGCGCCATGCGCTGGGTCTCAGAGAAAATGTGTGGATCGCTGACCGGAATGACGTCGGTGTTCTTGTCAAAATCGTTGCGCTCAATTTCCAAGTCCTCAACGATCTCGCCCTTGCGCATCTCATTGAAGTGCCAACGGTTCAGGCGGCAGAGTACCTTGATCAAACGGGCTTGCGACTGGTGCAAGCGCGCGTGGATTGCAGAGTAGACGGCAGCGCCTTGCTCAATCAACGCTTGGGTAGTGCCCACCGGTGAGTTGCTGGTGACGTCGGCAATCTTCTCCTCGCTGGTGGTGACCACGCCCTTGGCTGCACTGTCGAGCCAACCCAACAACTCAAACAGCACGTGGCTGGGCGGGTTAAAGGGCATGGGCATCGCAATCTTGCGGATGTCGTCTACGCCGGGCGCGCCTTCGATCTCCGCAACTTGAGTAACCTCGATCTGCTGGGTTTGGCCAGAGATCTTGGCGCCCTTGAGCTTGAGCATCGTGGCGGCGTTGTTGATGTGCGCGCTGTCGAGCAGGGCACGCAACGCGCCAGTCATGGCTGCGGACAATCCACCAATCAAGTGGGGCAGGCCAATAGCGTAAGCGCCACGCCATGGAATGAACTTGAACTCAATAATCCAATCGAGCTTGGTCATCGTGTCGTCGCCCTCTTCCCAGTTACGGTAGAGGCCGACAACCTCGGACGACTGTTCGTCAATCATCAAAATGTACGGGGCCATCTCGCCCTTGGAGAACCTGTCGTTCTCAAACTCCAAGTACGCGTAGATGTGGTAGACCTTGCGCAGGCCGTCGTCGTTGTCTTGGAACTGCTTGCCTTCGATCTTGTCGTTGGCCTTCTGGGGACGCGTTTGCTCGGGTTCTTGCCCTGACGTAATGCGTGTACCGTCGATGTACATGCCGCTGGTAATACGGCGTTTAAATTCCCATTCGGTAATCTCGTGCACCTCTGCCGCGCGCTGGGCGGTGTAGAAGTTACTTGCGGCAAACGGCAAGATGATCCGATCGATGGGTACAAACTCAATCGTAGGACGCTTCTTCTGCTCGTCGTACCAGAGCTTTAGAAACTGTGATCCGCCCAGTGGCAACTGGGTCAGCATCTGTTCTTGCTCGTCGCGGAACTCTTCGATCTGCTCGGTGATCTGCCAATTCAAGAAGTCGCGCTTGCGTTCTGCGCGCTGGGCCTTGAGGTCGTCCACTGTGCCCATGATCTTAGTGCGCACCGGGCCGTCTGGTGGGAATAATTCTTTAATGGCACGGGACGCAAAGTCCACGCAGCCTTCGGCCATAACGGGGTGCACTGCACGGCTTGCGCCAAGGAAGTTAGCTCCGCCGGGGGCGTCCTTGCCCAAGCCGGTGCGCTTCATACCTTCTTCGTACTGCTTGTCGCGCTCCTCGCGGGCGTTCTTGTCTTTGTCCAACAAGTCAACATAGCGCATGCCCAAAGTGTCAAGCTCATAGCCGTCCATGTCTTCTGCCATGTTGGCGTAGAAGTCTGGGGACTGCTCGGGACCTGTGGTCTCCATGTTCACCACGGCAGAGCCATCGGGCATCTCTGTTACATCGGACACATCTTCCAGCAGCTCCACGTCCGCGGAGCCATCTTCGTTCAGTTCCGGATCTATGCCGTCATCTTGGTTGTCGTAGGTATCTGCCATTATTTAGCCTTTTTGGTGAAGTGCTTTACGCTCATCATTTCGTACTTCATTGCGTTTAGATCCGGCGCTACTGTAACTTTCTCTTTAGTGTAACCGATTGGCTTGATGCTGCCACCTTTCTTGAAGAGCGACTCGTCTATAGGTAAATTCCTAAGTTCTTCTACGCTGTAATTTACGGGTTCTGCTTTTCGTGGAGGTGCTTTATAGCCTTTAGAAGCGCCTGTAAGTGAATACCCTTTTGGCACTGCTTGTTCACCTGAACGCATATTTTTAAGGTAATTTGCCATTTTTTCTGAGGCTCCATCACTACCGTAGCCCCCAGTCCCAATTTCTGGGTTGCCTTTGGCACGTACATAACCAGTCATAAATTCACCCATTGATTCGGGCATCCGCCCCTCATCTATTGCTTTTTGTACCGTGGGGTGATATTTACTAGCTGGCGCTGCCCGTGTAGCCAATCCTTTTGCCGCAGCTAAACCGGCGCGGGGGAGACTAAATGCTAACTCTTCCAACGTAGTATCCGGTTTAATAGCTTGTTCCTGCTCCATCTTACGTTGCCAAGCAGCAGACCCATAAGCCGGGTATCTATCCATAACTGAAGTGAAATCTGTTCTTTGGGGTGTTGCTAACGTATCTAATACTTCATTATTTCCGGCATCAGAGTAATTGCCCATTGGGTCTACGCTTCCACCAATATCAAACCTGCGCACTGCGCCACCTTTTGCTTTGCCCTGTGTGGCCAGCCACTGCGCAAAGGTAGGCATCTGGTGGGTGTACATACCCGCGGTGGCTTGCTTGTACTGGTCCAGCAATGCCGCTTGGGCTAAAGCTGGCGCTCTTAAAGCATCAAAATTTGGCCGAAGAGGGGGAACAGGTCCGCCTTCTGCTTTGTTAATGTCAGCTTTGGTAGTGTCGTAGGTGCCACGGTTGCCGGTTGCCGATTTAATCTGGTGCGGGCGGAACACCGCTAGTCCGGAAGGTTTTGGATCAGATTTATGACCGTTTTCAAAATCGTAATACGAATCAAACCCGTGGTTTTTCATGTCATCAACCGCGGCTTCCAACTCCGTAAAACCTATGTCACGGCCATTTTTAATTTCTTGGTGCAATTTAGGTATCAGTTTGTGGTGCGCCGGTTTGCGTATATCAAATATTTTTTTAACTTGAACATGCGCTGGATACACCATGCCGCCAGCTTCTTCATCCGGACCAATTTCGCCTTGATGTCTCAAGTCTTCTACATCTTGGTGCCGTGCATCGGCCCATTGATTAGCTACTTGCGGCTCAAATCCAAAATGAGCAGCAACACCACGGTTGCCTTTGAACTCGCGTATCTGCGTATCCGCAGTGCCGTGGTACAGCCGGTCTTTGATACGACTGGGCTTTAAAAACTTGGCAAGGTTGGCTTCACGCTTTGCCGCCGGTAGATGGTTCACGTATTCTTCGGCTTTAAATTCTTCGGGTCCGACCGTTCCGCCCGCAGCAAAGCCAAACTTCTTTGCTTTGAATGGTTGCTCGCGTGGTAGATCTGCCGCACCTGCGGCCTTGTTGATAGCCTTGACCTCTTTGTCGGTCAGCATCTTATTGACCTTCATGGACCCACCAATGAGCCAGTTGCCTGTCATGTTCGAGTTGGTCTTGTAACGGTAGTGGCCGCCCTTGGGCAGTTGGTCGGTGATGTGGGCCCGGCTTGCGATCAAGCGGCCTTGTTTGTTCACGCCGCGTTTATTGGCTTCTGTCTGCCAGTCTACGTCGTTAGGCATCTCCACTTCCGCCCATGCGTGGTTCGCAGGGCGCACGTCTGGTGCAGTCAGTGATGAGTCCGACTTCTCGCCGATGTGGGTAGCCACAGGCAGGTCACCTGCATGCCAGCCCGGACGGTAGGCCAATGGTCCAATCTTGGACTTGACCTTGCCGTTGGCCATTTCGCCTTCCTTGGCGTCGATCCACTTGTTCATTTCCACCGGTGTATTGGAGTCCACGAACAGCGGGAACAACTTGCCGGGGTGCTTCTCTTGCACGCGGAATAGCTTATAGGCCTTGACTGTTTTCTTTGGCTCTTCTACTTCTACCGCGCCACCCTTGGCCCTCTCAATGACCCTGCGTGACACGATGCCATGGCCAACGTCACGTTCTTCGTCGTATCGTATTGGGTCATGCATGGGGTACAAGTGCTTAGTCGGCGTGTTAATGTCAAATGCTGATCCTTCGGGAACGTGGTGCTTGTCTTCTAGTGCCCGGAACTTTTGCTTGTTGACCACCATGGGCTCACCAACAGTCACTTCGCCAATTGCTTTAGCCTTGCCCTCGCCCGTCCTTACAATTGCCACGCGCTTGCCCACATAGGGGCGCAGAGTGTCGCTGTTGCGAGATTCAAGGGTCTTTTGGCCGTCCACAATCATGTCGGCGTACCTGCGGTCTGACTTGCGGTCTGAGGCCACGTTGATGCCCATTACAGAGCCGCCCTTAGCGTACATTGGCAAGCCGTTGGCCTTGATGTCCGCACGCATCTCTTCCGTGATGGGAAAGTGGTGCAAGTATTTTTGTTCGCCCGGCACGTGCTGCGGCAAATTACCCATGGGCGGGAAGTTTAAGTCTTCGCGGATTTTTACAGGTTGGCCGTGCAACTCAGTCTTCACGCCATACTTCTTGCCAAACTTGTCTAAGAAGTTGGGAATTATCTTGTCGTAGAAACCCTTCATGCCTTCGCCACCGACGTTCAGGTCCTCGCCCTCGAGCGTGTGGTGGCCCATGGTCTGCGGTGCGGACATCAAGCGCTTGGCCACATCCTTGCCAATTAGTTCAGACACACGCTCTGGCGTTGCGCCCTTCTCGTTGATGATGGTCTCGCGGTTGGGTGCAAAGGCTTGGAAGTGTTGCTCCTCTGGGTGGTACGCCACCGTGCCTACTTGCTTGCTGAGTTTGTAACGGTCTGCCTGCTCTTGCCCCGGTGTAATCACAATGCCGTGGTAGCCGCGTCTAGCTGCGTCCAATATTGCGTGCTTAAGCGCCAGCTCGTGCCAGTCCTTCTTGAACGGTGCGTCGGGCACGCCGTGATTGCGCAAGTAGTCCGCCTTCCGGACTGCATCATCCGCCGCCATCACCTTGGGCATCAAGTCCATGATCTTGTCGCCATCTCCCGCGTCTTTCGCAACGTCGAGTTGGTTTTTAAGATTAAGGTAGGTGTTTTCTAATTTTCCCAATTCGCTTGCAAAATCTTTGCCTTTGTAACCGTGCTCGCGCCCTTGCTGATGCCAGTCCGATTGGACCTCTTCAATGTGCAGCAACTTTCTTTTAGGCCCAACGCTTGGCCTGATGTCAAGGGACGGCCGCAGATATTCAGGCATATTTTGTAACGCCGCTTGCGCTTCTTCTGCGGTATCAAAATGCTGGGATTTATTAAAGGATTTTTTGTTTACTAGCGTGAACCCTTTGTTTCCGGGGACCTCGCGATCTGATGTGCGTAAGTGCGCTAGTACGTTGGGCTCATCCCAATGGCTTGACTCATAGTCGTAGTGCGCGTTGCTGGGTAGCGTTATCAATGTCTCGGTGTAATTCTTTCCGCCGGGTAGCTGATAGTCGCTGTACTTGGTTTCGTCGCCATTCTCATCGCTCTCTAGCTTAGGCGGACGCTTCGCTTTTAACGCCGCTAAGAACTCTTCACGCATCATCTTTGGTAGCTGCGACAGCGCATGCAGCCCACGGTCTTCCGCCTCTTGGGGCTTGTAGCCGGGACGCTTACTCAGGTCCGCCATAAACTCCGCGCCCGTGCCCTTGGGCCGGGGGAGTTGCTCTGCCAATCGATTGATGGGTGAATAGAAGTCTGTCATGTTGGCCAATCTATTTGCACGATGTTGCGTTTAACCTTACCGCCCTTAGCCATCCGGCTTGGGCGCATAGCCTGCAGCGCTTGCCCCTGTGGCGTCATGCTTAGGATGTTACTCTGTGGCTGGCCCAGTGGACCGCCGGGTCGTGGTTGGCCCATTGGTCCTTGCGGTGGTTGGCCTTGTGGTGGCTGACCCATGGCTGGTGGCTGACCCGGTGCTTGACCCTGTGGTGGCTGTCCGGGCTGTTGGCCCTGCGGCATAGGCATGAGCTGGTTACCCGGTGTGAGTGGCTCAAAGTCTACGCCGCCGGGGGGAATGCCTCCGCCGCCCGATGGTGGCACGAACTCTTTGATGGGCATGTCGGGAGCTTCGTCAACGCCAATGTCCTTGATGTTGATCGCGCCACCGGCTGCCTTATGCAGCATGATGTGCGCAAGCATCTCATCTTGACTTGGCTCGACGTTGCCGCCTTCAGCGTAATGGCCAGTCTTGGCCCACTGTGCGCGCTTGCGCAAGAAGTCGCCGTAGCGGTCCAACGTTTCATTGTCCAGCATCTGCGATACACCGTGCTTGCGTTTTTCCAACGCGCCCAATGCCATGGTGCGGGTATCGCCTGCCTTCTTTGCAAACTCATCGCGTAAGCGCTCAATATGCTTGCCCATCAATACCTCGGCCGGAAAACTATGCCCCAGCGATCCCAAGTATTCACCGGAGAAGTTGGTGTCGTAGGCTTTGTTGCTTGACGGTGTGAGTGTCATGTGCTCGGGGTCGCTACCGATGACGGTGTTGCCGATGAAGCCCTTGGGTACGCCGCGCAGTGCGGGATCCGTGACAGCGCCCACCACGTCTTCCATGTTAAAGCCCAGCGCTTTTTGGTTGGCCTTGAGGTAGCCCAGCCGGTCTACGATGGCCTTGCGCAGTTCTCCCGGTGTGGTCTCAAGATTGTGGCCGCGCTCGATCTGCTCATGGAATTCTGGGTGCTCCAGCCCAAGAAAGCCGCCAAACGGTTGGATTGTTTTGCCTGACTTCTTTATCTTGTGCGCACGGATCTCCGCGTTCATGCGGTCCGTCTCGCTTTGTGGCAACTCAGCCATGCGGTAAAGGTTGTGCAGTATCTCGGTCGGTGACATGCTGAAGTCTTCGCCGCGCTCACCCATGGTAACTGGCATGTGCAGGATGCGCCCCGTGCCGCCTCGCTTCTCGTTTTCCATGCGCGCAATTGCTTCGCGTGTGGCAATGCGCTTGGCAATGCCTTCACCCGACGCACCGGCGATGGCTTGACGCATGTGCTCGAGATCCCGTGCGTAGTCTTGACCTCCATGGGTTATAACTTCATTGGGCAACTGGCGTCCCGATACGCTTCGTACTTTTACGTTGCGGCTGGTGCTGTCCCATGGCATGACCATGACGCTTGCGCCTTTGTGCTGCTCCAGATCGATAGGCGTCTTGGGTGCAAGGCCGGTCGCTTCGCTTACTTCGTAGCGTTTACCTACGCTTGGGTTTGGTGACTTTTTTGTGTGCGTAAGGTAGCCTCGCATCTGTTCTACGGTTGGGTTCACATTGCCTCCAGTAAAGTATTCGGCCGGATTTTACACGGCGTAGGGATTTTCCCGCTTTCTTGCGCCCGCGTCAACGTAGTCTTCTTCGTCCACCCATTCCTTGGGGAAGTCGATCGTGAGCCAGCCAGCATCGCGCAGGTAGCGTAGCGCCTGACTCATGGCGTCCACGAAATCGTCGTGCGCTGTGCCCTCGGGGAAGCTGCAGACCTGACTGACCATGCCCTCGGCCCAGTCCCGCACGAAGCCCTTGCGGTTGCCCGACTCGGGTATCCAGACGCGGCCTGCCTTGATGACGTTGGCCACCACGCTCAGGCGTTGGATCTTGTCGGCCCTGCCCGGGTTGTACGCCCGCACTGGGACGCCTGCGCGTTGCAAGTCTTGGATCAGGCTGATGCCGGCGCTCTTGTCCTCGATCAGCAGCAGGTCCACGCGCTTCTTGTTGCGGCCTTCGCCGTATATGGTCTCGAACTCATCGAGCACCTTGGGTCGCAGGTCTGGGTACTGCAGGTGCTCTTGCCAGCAGTCGATCACCATGGCGCACATGCCGCCGTCGTCTGGCTTGAACACGCCGAACGTGATATGCGCGGTCGGGTCGTTCTGCGTCTTCTCGCTCGTTGCACAGTCCAGCGACTGCACCACGTACTCGAATTTGGGGAAGGGCTTGCCATCGGGCCAGAGCTTGAACCACTCGCGCTTGACAATGCCCGCCTCTTCCGGGTCGATGATCTCCGCGTGGATCTCTTGGCGGCCCAACTTCGTGCCCTCGTACTGCAGGATCTGCTTTTGAAACGATGGTGCGAGGTTGGCGATGTTCACGTAGGTTGATGCCGTGGTAACGATTACGTCGTCCCCGTTGCGGTCGATCAGGTCCATGACCACCGGCTTGGGCTTGGGTGTGGTGGAGCAGATCACCCGTGTACGGTTACCCAGTCGGACCGCGAACTGGATCATGTCCCACGCTTCCTGCAGGTACTCCCACGCGGCCAGCTCATCAAGCCATGCGCCGTGCCACTGGCCACCGCGGAAGCGCTCGGGCTCGGACGCCGGGATGCCTTTGATTAGGCTGCCATTGGTGAGTGTGATCTCGTGCAGGCTGCTGTTGTACTTTTCTACGAGCTTGGGCGGTATCACTGCCAGTAGGCCAGACTCGCCTTCGTAGCACGTGCCACGCAAGTCGGCTGATGTGGGCGCCGATACGAGCCAGCGTGTGCCGGGTTGTTCCCACGCCCACCAGCCCACGGTCTCCGCCGACGTGCGGGTCTTGCCTGAGCCGCGGCCACCAAGCATGAGCCAGACACCCCACGCAACGCCCACGGGCTCAAGCTGGAATTTGTGCGCCTTCATTAGCCACCGGGCTCGCCAGTCGAAGGCGATGCGGTGTTGCTCCGGCAGCAGCGCGTACTGCTCGCGGACTTCTGGTGCTTGCAGCAGTTCGGCTAGATCACTCACTGTCTTGGCGCTTGAGTGCTATGTTTTTAAGCAGCTCGCCAAAGATGTCGAAGCTGGCCTCGACCACCACGGGCGCTTGGTCGTCGCCTGCGACGATGGTCTTGTCGCCGTACTTCTTGGGATGCCATGCTTTCAGTAGCCGCATGCGCGTATCGATCTGCAACTTGCGGTGGCCAAGCATGTCCTCTTCCGTGACGGTCATCACGTCTTCGTCTGCGTCACCCCCGCTGTGCGTGACTACTTTGCGGCCCAAGTGCATGGTGTCGGCGATGCGCAAAGTCTCCTCTGCGAGTATCTCAAAACCGACTTCGCGGGCGCGCGCGTAGTCTATTGCGAATTGTTTGTCTTCGTCGAGCCATCTGTAAATCGACGGATAGCTCGGTTTTTCTTCTTGCCGGCAATAATCGCGCAGCGTCTTGCCTTCGGACAGCCACGCCACGATTTGAGCCTTAATTTCTTCCTTGTTTGGAAAGAGCGTATCGCCCGGAGGCCGCCCCAATTTCTTTCCTGTGACCATGTAAAACTCCTAGCGCATCTTGCAGCGCGTGTGGGGCGAAGTTTAACCGATTGTGTAGGCCGTGTCAGCAGGCAGCTCTAAAGCGGCCAGCAGCTCGGCTATGGCCTCCTCCTCAGTGGCGCCATGGCCCAGCGCGTCGCCGGGCTCGTAACCCGGCTCGTAGGCCTGCCAATCAAAGTCGCGCACGGGGATGGGCGGGTACTGGGGTGACGTGCGGATGATCATGCTGTCATCTCCATGGCCTTGAGGATCGCGTCCAGCGCGTCGCGCAGTTGCGTGGCTTGGGCCACGGGGATGACGGTGTACATCCGCGACTGTAGGCCCGCGATGGAGAGCCAAACGCCGTCGTCGTACTGCTCCACAAAGATGCTGTC